TACTATTAATAATTCTTTTATTTAAAACCTCAAACTCTCCGTTTTTTTCTACTAAAATATGCGCAAACCCTACATTGTGTTTTGTATTGTGTGGATCATAGTCAGGAGCTAATGTACAAAGGCATCCAACACTCCAACAGCTAATCGGTTCTTCTTTTATATTTGTTTCAGAATGATTTGAAGTAGCGTGAACATGACCAATAATCATTGAACTTTTAGATCTCATAAATACACCCCTTGCAGCGTTAACGGGTGCCATAAACCCCCTCACAATTGTATGCCCATGTAACATATGCAGCTTGCCCGCGCGAACCACTATATGTTGTTCGTAAAATTCTACGTTATATTTTTTTAAATCAAGTCTTTGTGGCAATCTGTAATATTCATCATTAAAAAATACAGGTGCTTTTTTCATTAAGTATCTTACATACCAATTATCATGATTTCCTTCTAGCCAAACTATGTGTGCTTTTGGAAATTTTGTTCTTAAATGCGAAAGAAATATTTCACAATATTCAAACCACTCAACTACATCGTCTTTTCCTGGAGGAGGCGCATCATGACTTGTAAATGGAGTATTGTCTAAAATATCTCCTCCTAATACTATACAATTAATTTTATTTTTAACCCCATACTCAATTGCTAATTTAATAGCTTCGTTGTCTTGATTTGGAATATGAATATCTGATAGCCAAAGAATATTGTCAGAACTTATTGGTAAATCTACAAATGCTCTATTTTGCATTTTAGATGGAGGCAAATCCGGAGTATGAGTTATTTTCACTCTTGGACTTGATTTAGCACCAGCGGCGTTGGTAATCATTCGTATTGCCGATCTTGCATGCTCTACGCTATTAAAAATATGTTCATGATCATTATAAAGTTTAGCCGCAATTGAGTGTTTACTAATAGACGGGAATTTTGCTAAATACTCGGCTGCTAGTTGCTGTTTTTGTGTCATTAAAACATTTTAATATAAAATTAACAAATTAAATTGCTTTATTGAAAATAAATACCAAAATATTAACATTAAATTAATTTTTATCCCCAGTTTTCAGACTTCCAAATTGCTAAATCTATCCCAGTTAACCTTTCAGGAGGCTCAGGATTGCCGTTTTTTAGCTCTTTTTGAGGCACTTGAATAAACTTGGCGTTAATCTTACCATCAAGAACCTTATGTGGCAAATTTGAGTCGGTTCTGTTGTAATTATCCATTAAATAATTAACTACTTGCTGAACAGATGTCAAATTTTGCTCTTTTTGAATCATGTCCAACTTATATAAGTCAAATCTAACCCCAATTGGCTTACTTTTCATAGGTTATTTGTTTTGGTTTGGTTTTTCATCAAAATAATAAAGGTCTAAATCATTTTGGCAATCATAGAGGTAATTAGCGTGTAGTTCATCTGCTATATATAAACCAACATCTTCTACTGCTTTACATATTTCACAAGGACAAGTTGATGCGGTTCTATAAACCTTTTTGCCTATCCTTTCTTTGTACCATTCTAAATCATGCTTATCCATAGGTTATTTGTTTTGGTTATAGGTTTGGTTGTAGTATTCTATTGACCAATCTTTACTATGGTTTACTTTGCCTTCTAAAAATGCTTTCATTATCTGCTCTTTTTCTAAATCAAGCAATTTATCAAACATTTCATATCTCGCATCAAAAGATAATCTATCCCAATTAGGGTGTGATATTTCACTCAATAATTCTTGCATTGCTGTTTTCATAGGTTATTTTATTTGTAGCTACAAAGTTAGTAAAAATATTTTAAATGTAGCTACAAAATTTAATTTAATTTAACCAAATGTAGCTACAATTATTTCCCCTTTTCCTATCTATTCCCCTCTCACATACCAATACCCAAACATCCCCTAACCACATACATACAAATGCCTGACCTGACCACATTGCAACCACTAAACCACCCTACAACCCAACCACATCAAGCAATTGCCCGTACCCATAACCAAAACCCAAAACCAAAAACCGAACCCCCGTACCACCACTTTGCCCGTTCCCCTTTGCGGTCGACTACACCCTGTATTGTAACGTTACCCCCTCTCCCTCTAAGTGTTTGAGTTTTTAAATTTTTCGCTTACGCGAGTTATTATAGATGTGGCTTGGTTTTCAGAGGATTTGGAAAATAAAAAACCCGGCCGCCTAAAAAGGTACCGGGTGGATCAGTTGTCCGTACTAAACCATTAACATGGCAAAGATAGTAGAAAAAAATATTAAATTTATTTTTTTAATTAAATTATTAAATTTAACTTTGATAAAAATTAGAATATGGCAAGACTACCAAATCCAGATTCAGTTGCCAGTAAGACCGGTTTACTAGAAGTGGATAAAACAATTTCCTTTAATAACCCGGTTACATCGGTGGCCGTAATGATATCCCATCTTAAAAAAACACAGGAACATCAAGCTAAGATCTTCAAGATTAAGCACACCAATGGAATCACTCATGTAACTAGGGTTAAATAACTAAAAGGCTTCAACTAAAATGGAAATCAGAACAATTAACTATCAAAAAACATTCAATCTTGGCAATTACCAATCAGAAAGAATTGGTGTCGAGATTGTATTGGAGCAAGGTGAAAGCGCAAATAAGGCCATTGATCTCGCAAAACAATTCGTAGAGGAGTGCCATCTTACCAATCAAAAAGTTCAGGCTTTGCAACATGAAGAAGAACCAGTAGAATTGATTAAGACACAATCTCCCCAAACGCTGATTGAGAGAACAATGAGCTTTATTGACGCTTGTAAAAACGAAGGCGAACTAAAGGCCTTTGAATTTATGGCCAAAAACAAACCGGAACTAAAAGCGTATTACGACAAAAAACTAAAATCTTTCAAGTGAATTTTAACAAAACTTTAATTAGATCCAGCTCTGTTGGGTACTTGATGACGGAACCACAAGCCAAAGCAGACAAGGACGCAGGTAACCTATCCAAAACAGCAAAGACTTATTTGCTTGAAATCTACATTGCAGAAAAGTACGGACGCACAAAAGACGTACAGACTAAGCAAATGCGCAAAGGCGTAGAAGTTGAAGATGAGGCAATTGAACTATTATCGCAATCAGTAGGAAGGCCACTAATTAAAAATACCGAACGATTTGCTAATGAATTTATTACAGGGCATCCGGACGTATTAGATTTAACAGAATCCGGGTTAAAGGTGTGGGATGTAAAATCTAGTTATGATTTGTTTACGTTTTTAGGAAATTTACCAGAAAAATTAAAGGATCTATACTATTGGCAATTACAATCCTATATGTGGTTAACAGGAGCAACGGAGTCTTGCATCGCATATTGCCTGATAAATACACCATTTGGCATTATAGAACAAGAAAAAAACTCTCTGTTATACAGAATGGCAGATGTTGTAACAAACGAAAGTCCAAAATACCTCTTAGAAGCCGCTAAATTGGAGCTTAATATGATGTTTGATGACATAGATCAAAAAGAAAGATTACTGCTATTCCCGGTACATAGAAATGACGAGGACATAGAGTTAATCAAAGAGAAGGTATTGAAAGCAAGAGAGTTCTTAGAAAACATAGAAGAAACACATTTAAATTTTAACAATGATAAAGGGATCTAATGTGGTAAGTTCGGTACACCACTTAAAAATGGCTAGAGAGCATTTCGAGGATTTTAGACGAGAGTTCCCAGAGGCCATGGGATCAAGACTATTCAAAACATACATAGACAGAATAAACTGGATATTCAAAGACTTGCTTGCCTACCCACATTTGACGCAAGCCATAAGAGATGGATTTAAAGCTGAAATTGAAAGTGATGTATTTGCCATTCCAGCCATAAGTGAGAAAGTAGCCCTATTGAACCCACAGCAAAGAGATATGATCGAGGCTACCATAGATGCCATGCTTTCAGGAGTCGAAATAAAAATTTCAGATATTTCAGAAAAATCTTAATTTTATATTAAATTATATTTTATGATGGGAATAATGCAGGCTCCCGGCGATCCTAAGAAAAAACTTTTAACTCCTAAAAGAGTAAATGAAATAGCTGACTCATTAGATAAAGAAGCTGTTAGAAAAATAAAATTTGCAGCACCTCAAAAACGAATTGCAGAGGCGGGAATTAAAAAAGGCGAAGGAGATAAGCAAGGAGCTTTTTATCCAAATAGCACTATAGGTACAGGCCCTAGTTATAATGAAAGAATGGAAATTGCAAAAGGCGCATTAAGCTCTGCTGCTAAAGACGAAGCAAATGCATCTAGATATAGAAAATTAGCGCAAGCAAAAAGTAAAAAATAATGAAAGGAAAACTAAATAAATTAGGAGTTGCCAATAGTCTTTGGAACAACATCCGCGCAAAAGCTGGATCAGGTAAGAAACCTACGCCAGAAATGCTTGAGCAAGAAAGAAAAATTAAAGCAAAAGAAAAAAAGAAATGAGGCACAAAACACCAGCTTGGACGCGTAGTGAAGGTAAGAACCCAAAAGGCGGATTAAACGCCAAAGGAAGGGCTTCCTATAACAGAGAAACGGGTGGTAACTTAAAGGCACCAGTTAAGTCTGGAGTTAATCCAAGACGTGTATCATTCGCAGCTAGATTCGCAGGCATGAAAGGAGATATGAAAAAGCCAAATGGCGAACCAACGAGAAAAGCATTAGCACTAAAAGCGTGGGGATTCGGTTCTGTTGCCGCCGCAAGAGCATTTGCAAACAGACATAAGAAAAAATAAACGATAATATATTTACTTCCCCCCAAGTAGCCTCCCCTAAAAAGGAGGTTTTTTATGTACATAATTTTGTACAAAGTTTTCTAATTGTAAACTTATTTGGTAAATGTTACAATATGATGTATATTGCATCAAACTGCATCATAATGAAAAAAAGAATTACAATTAGCCTTTCAGAAGAAAGTTACATTAAATTACAACTTCTAGCCAAAAAGAAAAAATGGTCATTAAGCAAAACAGTAGAGGACATTTTAGAAAGACAGATCGCAAAACAGAAACCAGCAGTTCAACACGCAGGAGGGGTTTATGAAAAAAGTAATCCTTAATATAACACCCCAAACTCACGTAAGGGCAACTCAGGGTGATTCAATATTTTTCAGAATACCTAGAGAAAAATTACGCCCATCCGGGTTAAGTAGATTAATAAGACTAGAAAAGTACAACAAGTACAAAGTAGATTTATGCGCAGAGGCTAAATCAAAAAGATTCGTCCTTCCCCCGGTTGGCGCTTCTATAACTTTTTTTATCCCAGTCCCACCTTCTTGGTCTAAGAAGAAAAAGAAATTACATCATGGCAGATTCCACCAGTCCAAACCAGACATAGACAACTTACAAAAAGCATTTTTAGATTC